CATGTATTTATGACTATCAAAAGCTGTACCAAGCTCGAAAATAGAATTATCAAGAAGCACTGTACGACCTAGACGGAGACTCTCCTGAAAAAACTGAAAGTAACTAGGGTGCTTTTCAAAAAGATGCACTAGAGCATAGTCGTAGTCATTATATGTACGAGAGATCTCGAGCATACTTAAAGGAGATTCGTGAGATATTTTAATCATGAAAAGAGAGAGAATAAGTCAGTTTCTGTTTCGTTAACGACATCGGGCAAACGCCAACCGATAGATTCATAAACTGCTTCGATTGGTGGTTTGATAAGTGTATCAAACATTTCAATATAATCGACTTGAAAATCAGTAAATTCTTCCGGGTATGAACCGGTATAGCAGAGAGTATCAATTTGATACTTGTTCGGTGCAACATATATTTTCTTTACCTTGCCTCCAGATGTAATCTTTTCGTACTTTGTCTCTAGTCCCATCTTCTTAAGAAGATGGTTAAAGTAGATTGCTCCTTTTACGTGATTGGGAGTACCTTTAGCGATTTTAAAAGGATATTCACACTTACTATCATATTTTTCTAGGTCGCTTAAACCACCTCTAATAGCTATATCGTCTACCTTTAGCTTTTTAAAGCTTTCATAAGTGTCCTTATACAAGTTATTAGCTTTGTTCTGATCTTGTAATACTAAAGAAGTTTCAATAACTTTTTTAATTAGTTCCTTAGCTTTTTTAGGCGTGGTAGAACGAGCAATCTCTACCCCTACGTACTTAAATTTATTTATATCTGCTCCTTCATCATTGAGTACATGAATAATGTACCGTTTCTTTTCTAGATATACCCCCACCTGACATATTGATTCTCTCTTAAAAAAGTAACGAGGGTCTACAGACTTAAATTCAGATGCTGACCATTTCTTAATTTCATTATTAAGATAGGTACCCATATCTTTATCAATTAACTCTAAACCTGCAGCAGTAACCTTGTTATTTTCAAATATATCTAACTTAATCTTATCAAGGATAGGCTGTATAGTGATATGAGTACTGTCAGTATCGCCGTAAATAGTAAGAGAAGACCCAATACCGTATCTAGATCTAGCATATTCATCAAGGATGACACTCGCCTGCTTAACGACTGACTGGCCAGTGAGAGTAATGCTACCAGCATGATCGCTATCGCATATAGGGCTAAACTTATTAGCGAAAACCCCGTAAATAGAATTAAGCAAAATTTTGATGACATACTGGATAGTATCCGCACGCTCCATGCTGGCTTTGCAATTCCGGTATTCATCTGTATCTGGTGTTAACTTACTGAGTTTTTTCTTATATTCTACATATTGATTCTTATTAGCAACACGCTCAGCATAGAGACCGTCAATTAATGACGGTACTACCCCTTTTTTCTTCTGAGTATACAGAACCCCAGCTTTCGATATAGCTAATTTTTCGGCCTCAGCAAATTTATTAAATTTTTCAATAGGTAGTTTATAGTCTTTACCACTTGTCAATAGTACTGTTACAGAATCATCTGTTTTACTAATAATCTTACCTACTTTAGTTTCAGGAGAAATATTAAGAGTAATGATAGTGTTAGGATACAGTGAGTTAGCGTCATAGCTCACAACTGCAGTTTTTAACCCGCGTTCAGGGTCTCTTACATAACCTCCTTCAATAGCTTCTCGTGTGGGTCCGTCTACAAATGTAGGTATAATTAGACCATGCTTAGATGCCTCCAGAGCAACACAGCCAGTTACAATCGAAACTTTACCTAAAGCAGATTCAAAACTTGTTAGGCCTTTATGTGCTAACATTCTAATAATCTTAAAGAACTGTAACTTGTTCTCCATACGAACAAGTAGGTCGACGTCTTGAATATTGTACTCAACAAAATTATTCCAATCTGAGTCTGATAGGGTGGCGAGATTAGTAGCGTTAATTGCAAGTTTACCTTCTCCAAGCTCGTGCTGGGCTACAAAATTTAAGGCATAAGATTCAAGTAGCCCGCGCGCAAAACCTTTATAAACTTCAAGATAATCCATTGCTGCTACCCCATGTATATACCAACGATCTAATTCCTGACCCTTCACAAAAATACCTTTACGGCACCAGAGACTTTTAAGTGGAGAAAGCCGTTTAGCTGAATCTTCTCCTAAAAGATTAGTTATACGATTAATAAGATAAGGAAAATCAAAAAAGTCAGTGTTCCACCCTGTAAGAATATCTGGATAGTTATCCTTTTCAAGGTGCTCTAAGAACTTATTGAGCATATCGACCTCAGTAGTGCATTCAGTATACTCTACGTTATCTTTTTTAGGGGTATATGGCTTACAACCCCAAGTATAAAACTTACTACTAAGGTTATCATATATAGTTATAAGGTTAATAGGATGTTTAGCATCCTTAGCCTCCGGAAACTCGTCTGGGGAAAAGACTTCAATATCTAAAAAGTTTATCCTTAATGGATATTGTATAAATTCAGGCTTATCATACGTATCTTTAAATTTATCTATAAGAAACTGTTGTTCGGCCTGAATATTATGGTAGAGTCTCTTAATGGCGCCGTCTTGCGCGGCTTGATTACGCTCATAACCGTTTCTGAACACTTTCTTCTTAAGCTTTGTATTAAAAATAGAAAGCCCGTCTGCATTATCGGTGTTCGTCTCAATATAAAAATACGGTTGAAACGGCATCTTTTTAACGATGCGATTACCGTTTTCATCCCAAGTAAAAAGATTTACAATCCCTTCCCTGGAACTATAGTATAAGTTACGGTACATACGCCATATTGTCTATGGCCTTACTTAAAACTCAAGCAAAATATAGCTTTACGTATTCGTCAATATGGTCTTCAAGCCAGTATTTGGATGCAACTTTACGTGCATTATCAGATTCAGTTAAGTAAACTTTACGATCTGAAGTCAGCTTTTTAATCTTGTCAATCATTTCATCAGCAGTGTTAAACCGTAAAGGTGCAATCTTATAAGGTTCTAAATCTTGACAAACGCAAGGTATACCTAAAGCTCCAGCTTCAATATATTTAATATTAGCTTTTGCCAGGTTAAACGGGTTATTTTGAATAGGTGCAATAGCTACATTCAAATTTAAACTGTCATATACTGCCGGATAATCAAATATACGAGCCCAGGGCTTAAATTCTATATCCCCAGAACGTATGTATGATTCAAGCTCTTCCGGGTAACCGCCCATAAGCACCCATTTAAAGTCTTTAATTGTCTTAACAATTACATCCCCTATGTCCTTAAAATCATCTCTTACTCCTGGGGTTCTGGCTATATTAAAATGCGTAGGGCTTCCTACGTACCCCACGCGAGGTCTTTTTCTGTTTCTATCATAATTTTCAACGACTTTAGCCTTACTGTAAAAACGATCCATCCAAAATTTAGGCATGTAATTAGGCAGAACTATTGCCGGTACTCCGCTTCTGTTTTGATAATATTGAGACATGTACTGGGTGGGAGTAGTAATCATATCGCAAAGTTTCATAATTTCTATAGCAGTAGTACCGATTGTAGGGTCTAAGAATGCTTCTCGGGCTTTGTTATATACTGGAATATCTTCAGGGAAGATAACATCGTCAATCTCGTAATAAATCTTAAAATTGTTAGTTTTATTTGAAAGTTCTCTTAAGAATTTTACAAATTGTAGTTGAGACGGGGTAACCTGTCTTTGTATGCGTACGCTCTTGATACCGTTATAAAAATTCTCTTGTAGTATCATAAAATTATTATTGTTTATGATACCAAGCTGCTGACCATTAATTAATGCTTCGGGCCAGTGTATTCTCCAAAAACCACATCCTTGATGATCTGCTGCAAAGCTTACAGCTCGGCTCATACCAGCAGGCATACCACCGTGCTGCATTACGTTTTGAGCTGGAGAGTTAATCATAGGGTTACCTACTGAAGGTACTCCTACTGGAAGCTGTGGGGCCCCTAGTACACTGCCAAAGTTAGGATAGATCATAATTAGTTGTTCTTGTAGTAATGCCGTTTTTCTTTTCCAAGTACACTATTTCCCCGCCTATGCAGTACTTCTTACTCTCTTTACGGTGGGAAATAATATAAATTGATTCACTATAGTTATCTACCCGTTCTTTAAGAATATCAAGTACTAACTCAATACCTTTCTCGTCTAGAGATGAATCAATAAGTTCATCGAACATAGAGAGATTTAACCATACCGCCGCTTGTGCTCGTCGGATATCTTGAAATGTAAAAAGCATTGCAAGATCTATTGCTTTACGCTCTGCCCCGGAAAAGCTAAAATAGCTACACTCTCTTCCGCGTTCATTTGTAATTGTTTCTTCAAAATATTCATTAAACTTAACAATACTATTACTTTCAAGTTTTTTAAGATAAAAAGTTAATCTAGTATTAAAGTTTTCTATAATCTTTTTAACTATATAAGACTTAACCCCCTCTTCCGATACAATTAATTTAGCATTCTCAATAATATCTATTTTTTCTTGAAGTTGTTCGATTAGTGCTTTAGATTCATTAAGTCTCTTACTAATATCATTAATAGTCTCTTGATAGCTATTAGACTCATTGTTGAGTTGGCGTATATCAATACCTATTTGCTTCTGCCAAACTTCTAACTGAGTAATACGATTATTAATATTTTCGATTTCTTTTTTGCGTAAAGCAAACTCATTAAGCTTTTTTTCAAAAGTAGGTATAGCTTTAGTTATTTTCTCCTGATTAGCTAGAGCTTTCTCATGCAAAGGTGTTTGCTTTTCAACAACACATTTATGCTTTTCAATTTCTTTTTCGCAATCAGATTTATCCTTGTCATACTGTTTATTAGCAGATTCTGCTAGATCCTTACCGCAATGCGGACACTTACTATCTACTTTTTTAAGTTTTTTAACTCGTTCAGCGTTAAATCGAATATTAGCATTTGATTCGGTAATTATTTTAACTATTTCAGCTACTTTTTTAGAAGCTGCTTTTTCGGCCTCTTTTAAAGTTTTAATATCATCTTCTATTTTTTTCTGACTAACAGAATCAACTGGATCAAATTTATCTACTTTAATTTGAAGAGAGTTAAGCTCTTTTTCATTATCCTTCTGCCGGGTTTCTAATGTAATTATTCTCTTTTTCTTATTCTCTTCGTAAACTTCTTGCTGTTTTACGTTATCTTGTAAGGATCGGTTTATTTCTTCAAATTTACCGGTTTGTATTTCTCCTTCTTTCTTAGTTTCATTATACTCTTGACGCGCTAAAAGCAACATATTGCTAAACACTTCTAGACCTAGAATACCCTCAATAAACTTACGCTTTTCAACTTTTTTCTGTGCCATAAACGGTACAGTATTATTAATAGTCATCACAACGCTATTCTGAAATACTTCAGACGACGTTTTGATAGTATCAACTATATATTCAGTAGTTTGAGGTACCCCTGAACGGGTTACGTCTTCTCCATCAACAAAGAAAAAACACTTAGTAGGATTAATTGAGCGTACCACTTTGCATTCTTTCTTAGTCTTATTTTGCTGTAGAGTGAAATGAAGCTCTACTTCACAAAGACTATCAGGGGCCTGATCGTTAACTATGTTTTCTTTTTTAAGCTCTCTGATTGTGTTACCATACAAAGCAAAATGTATAGCATCTGCAATAGTAGACTTACCTACCCCATTAGCTCTATCAGACTTATCGTAATTCTTACCTGTAATAATGTTAAGGCCAGGCTTAAAAGCTAATTCAACAGGTTTTTTACCTATAGAGAGAAAATTAGTAGCTTTTAAGCTCTTAAAATAAATATACCGCATTAAGTTATTATACGCGATATTTCACGAAAGCCAAGGCCAGGTCTTAATGTATTCTTTTAAGGCGTTGCTATCCATCTTATCTACTTTTTGAAATTCTATTAAATTTTGCTGATAAAAGGGATTGGTTTCGTTACTTTCTTGAGTTCTGGAATGACTTATATGGTATAAAGGGCCTTTTACTCTGCCGACCCCGTATCCTAGCTTAGTAAATCTATGAAATCTTTCCCAGTCTTCACACCCCCACGAAACAAATTTTTCATTTTCCATTCCTCCTTCAACGAAAGACTTTTTGTTCCAGAATAAAGCACCGCCCATAGAATTGCGCCCGAAATTCTGATAACGCTCAGGGTTTAAGCCTGCAGGATCCATATTAAAATTAGTAATTTCACTATCCAGTGTTGCTCTAACTATATTAACAAAAAGACCATCGTACGGGTAAATAAAATCCACCGCATTTTCTTGTAATAAATTATACGCTTTTAGTACTTGCTTTACAGGGAATGTAACATCGCAGTCATAATTAGCAATAAACTTAGTTTCAGCGAGTTTCGCCATATCATTGAGATATTTAGTACGGTGAAAAGAACCGGTGTTTTCTGTAAAAACATATTTAATAGACTTATCTAAATTTAAATTTTGTTTAGGTCCATTTTCAAATACAATTATATTTGTATCAAAATTTGCTGTAAGATAGTCTATAATATAGTGAATATTGTCAAAACGATCTTTTGAATCTATTCTAACTGGTATTGTAAAGGTAATATCTTTAAGATCGTGCTTCATAGAACTCTCGCTAGTTTCTTTATATCCTGCTCCTTTACCTTACTGTGTAAGCCAACATATAAGCCGTTATGATGTACTATGTCACTGTTTTCAAAATCTTCAGGGTTCGCATAGCCCTTTAAACAAGTTTGCCGTAAAAGATTACCAGAAACTATAGGTCGGGTCTCAATATTGTTTTCTTTACAATATTCTATAACTCTATGTTTTTCTTGTACTGTAGGAAGTATAAACGGCAGGCTAAACGGTACGTCTTCTAACTTTCTAGAAAATGTAGTGACTGTTGCGCTTTCCTGACAAAAACCGTAAAATATATCGTACAGTAGACATCTCTTATCTGTATATTCAGAAATTCTTTCAAAATCTAACTGCCCTATGAAAGCGTTAATATTAGTATTTCTAAAATTGTTACCTAATATATTGAAATCAAAACGAGAGTCTACTTGTTTGTTAAGGTAATATTCTTTATTATTCGTTAATCCTCGTGTCATGCCGTGATTACGAGCCATAATAAAATACTCATACTCGTACTGACTATTTGTAAAAATGAAACCGCCCTCTACGCTTTGAAGTAAATGTCCGAAGTACGTACTAGTTGTAGAAGTAAAATATGAAGAAATATTACGCCCGTTCCATCTTGTAAATGTACTTTCGCAATTATCTAACATTATTTTTACCTGGTATTTTTTTCTGATATATTTTAACCTATCTATGTTAGGGCTAAATCCTAACAGAGACGTAACGAAAACACAGGCTACTCTATGTCTATTATCCTTTAGATAATTCTCTAATTTATCTAAATCTAAACTTAAAGAGTCTAATGTAATATCTATAAATTGCGGTTTGAAACCCTCTCGTAAAAATGGAGATACAGACGTTATCCAGGTAGTAGACGGAAATACTACAGTATCTTTTATTGAACCTCTTAGCTGGTCCTTGAGATACATAGCGAGTAATGTATTTGCAGTTGATCCGTTCGAAACAAATACAGCATACTTCGTACCAGTATACTGAGCCATTTTTTTTTCAAACTTGGCAACTTCATCTGTCATTGTCCAGAATTTTTCTTTTTTAAGAAAAAACGAACAAATCTTTAAGCGATCTTTCCAAGTAAAATTAGATTCATTTAGTAGCCAGGCCATATGAATAATTATCGTAGGTCCTTTTTATGCCATCTTTTAAGGTAGTATATTTAAACTCAGGAAAATGTTTTTTAAATATCGCATCAGATACGTCTTTTCTGTACTGACCGTCAGGTTTGCTAGTATCCCAATTTATAGTTAAGTGCTTTGCATCGCATGCATCTAAGGCTATTTCCGCTATTTGTTTAATTGTATACACTTCGTCTGTTGCTATGTTTAAATCTGCGTACACCCCTTTATAGATGTAATCTATAATTGCTCTAGCTAAGTCTTCAGCATACATGAACTGCCTTAGCGGGGTTCCGGTGCCAAACAGCTGTATAGAAGAAGCATTTGTTGTTTTTGCTTCATAAATTTTACGGATTAAGCTTGTAACAAAATGGGCTTTATCTCCTGAAAAATGGTCATGTTCGGAATATAAATTACACGGTATAATACTACTATAAAACGATGAGTGTTGTTTTCTATAACACTCTAACTGTACTGCTAAGCATCGTTTTGCGTAACCATAAGAAAAATTAGTTTGAGTTGGAGGCCCGATATGTAAAGTGTCTTCTTTAAGCGGATAAAGACTGTCATCAAGTTTGTCAGGGTATATACAAGTACTTAATATACCTATAAAACGTGTGCAGCCGTATTGCTTAGCATACTTTACTACATTCGTGTTTATAAGGATATTGTCTTCAAAAAAACCAACAGGGTTTTTAATATTATCCATTATACCACCGACTTTAGCAGCTAAATGTACAACTATATTAGGTCTTACTGTTTCAAAAAATTCCTTTACTTGACTAGAATCTGTCAAGTCACACATCTTACTGTTTGAATATATAGCTTGTAAGCCTAGATCTTTCAAATGGCGGCCGACCATACCTGTACCACCTGTTACTAAGATTTTAGTTTGCATATTTCCAGTAGGGAGAAAGGGTGTGATGTTTATTGCGATCTCTTAATAAAAATAACTCACATGGTATCTTTTTAATAGGTATGTTGTTACTTTTAAGCATATGAGTAATAATTTCTTCCCCGGAAACAATATTGACTCCTTTTTTACAGTAACTAATAATATTATCGTATATGCCTTGATATAAATCAATATTTGTAGAGGTAGAAAAATTTAACCAATCAGAAATAACAGCAGGATTAGCACAAACATCTGGCGAATACACACCTTCTAAGAGATTATAACTTTCAGGGTTAAATTTTGTTTCAAGTCCTATATCAAAGCGTGTTCTTATTACTAAATCATATTTAAAATTATTTTCTTTTTCGTACTCAGATTTAAGTCTGAGGCTTTCTTTCATAGTATAAAACATACTAAAATGAACAAAGTGGGCACTATCGTACTCTTTAACAGTTGAAGGTACTACATTTTTTTGAGGTTCAATTAGTATTTTTTTAGGGTTATAAAGAGTACAGTCTTTATTTAAACTATCCTCCCAGGTATGTATAAAGACATCATAAGACTCAAAGTCGGGTAAATTACGTTTAAGCGTGATATATCCCTCTTTAATAAATCTACTTTGCCCAGAAAACGAGATAGCCTTTCTCATTCTGTTTAAACAAGATATTTATCGGTAGGTACAGAGGGCCATTTAATTACAATTAAATCAGTGTCTTCTAAAAATGTTACATTAGATACTTCTTTAGGGTGGTAAACAAACATATCTCCTGGTGTAAGCTCTTTTCCATCTGCAATAAGACGGCCTGATACTATATAGGTCACTTCTTCTGCAATTTTATGATAATGAAGAGGTCCAGTATACCCTTTAATTAATTTATGATGTGCTACTTCAAAAAAAGGATTTTTAAAAATAGACTTATCAAAATTACCTATAAACCACCCATTATGAAAATTTTTAATATTATAGACGTCCATAGCTGTTTTCTATTTTTTGTATTCTCGCGCAATGCCGACCTCCTTCGAAATCAGTAGCTAACCACAAACTAATATATTGAGAAAGATCCGAAACTGTAGTAGACCTTGAAGGAATAGAAAAGAAATTGCTACAGTTATGCTTTATAGCATACTCTGCGCTATAAGCGTCATATATTAAAGCAGCTCTAATACCATTAGTTTTGTTAGCAGCCATGTTAACAGCTTGACCGGTACAGCAAAAGCCTAGCGCGTAGCCGCAGGTTCCGTTTTTAATAAAAGATATTGCTTGAGATACGTAATCGAACTGATCACAGTCTTTATTTGTGTAACACCCTAAATCAATATATTTCAAACCGTGAGCGGTAATTACGTTTTTAGCTTGTTCTTTAAGTTCGTAACCGCTATGATCACTTACTAAAGCAATAGGCTTATCTGCAAAAGGATTCAACACTCTTGTAGTAAAAAATTTATACTCTTCAGGGGTACCCATTATATACATACGCTCTACTTCCTGTATGTTAATTTGATGAGCATCTTGTATCATTAAATTATACAGAGGTGTTATATAAAATTCATTGCGAGTACGCAAATTCATAGCAATCATTTTTTGCGCGTACTCAACAAATAGCTTACCAGTTGCAAATCCATAAACCCCTACACAAGCATTATTACTAATGACTTCTTTCTCTGCGGTTAATGTAGCTATACCGTTTTTGCCGGTTTTGACGTAACTATATGCAGGGTTATTACTTTTAAAAGTTAATACCAGGCCTGATTTACCCTCTAAAGACTGAGGTACGAACTTTCTTTGAAAGTGCACATCCACTGTATAGATATACAACGGGAGATCGCTATCAATATATTTTTCAGCTAATAAACACGTAGATACGCTTCCATCAGTAATTTTGTCTATAGGTACGATTGTAATATCGTTACCGAATTTTTTACGAAACACATCATCTACCCCAAAATTATTAATATGATCTTGGCGTAGACAAAAAATAAGATTACATTCGTGAGTGTCTATAGAACTCAGAGCCCAGTCGATAAGGTGTTTATCTCGGGCTGTAATCATATACTTGGGTACTACATACCCTTCATCGACAAAGCGTTGACCTCTACCAGCAAGGGGGACTAAAAGATTATATTTTTTCATTCTTAAAGTAATCAGTCAAGCTATTATGAGCCTGCTGTATTACTTTATCTATACCTCGAGTATTGTCCAGTCCTGCGAGAATGTATGATACCAATTTATCTCCCGCGCCTAATACATTTATGTTCGGCACAAATTCTGCTTCAAAACGAGCTTGGCGACTGTTTTTGCAATATAAAGTACTCCCAGCTGGGTAATGCACTAAAACATGACCTCTTACTAAAGAAACGATATCAGATATTTTTTCAGTTAAATCTTCTTCAGATATCAGCAGCAAATCAATATCCTTTAATACGTTGGAATCAAGCTGTAAAGTCTTTCCATTGCACGTATCTGCTACTATATATCCTTTTATATCTTTAATAAAACTACAATCGGATAGTTCATTTAAATACATTATATGGTTGATAGTAGCGCTATGTATAGTGGGTTTGTTAGTTTTTAAAGATAAACGGGATATACTAGCGCGTTTATTATGCTCTACATCTACTATTATTAAAGATTCCCCTATATCGGTCGGCTCTAACTTTATTTTTAAATCTGAATTTATGTATTTTAGATGGTTCCATACATTACCCATGCAGCCTACTGAAGACTTGTAATTAAAGCCTTCGTAGATGTTATCAAAACTTAAATGACCGTAAATGGCTATATCAAAAGCGTTCATTTTGATCTAAAAGTAGTACTTCATCTAAAGTAGGTGCTTCCAATAATTGTAAATGTAATAAGGTCTCGTAGAGTTTATCAACGCAGCATTCCCCGCCTTTAGCGTTAATTACTTTTGCTACTTTTTTAACTTCAAACGCTGCATCTTCTGGGCAGAACGCGTAACCTACATTTTTTAATATATTGATATCAAAAATATCATCTCCCATGTAGACCATATTATCTCTATCACAATTATACTTTTGCTCAAACAATTCGATAAAAGTAACTTTGTCAATCATTATATTGTTATTTCTATTGCAATAGAAATCTATGTTTCTATTCTTAGCAATACTTTCGTTTATATTCTTGTCCCCTGACAAAAACACTACTGACCAGCCAGCTGCTTTAATTTTTTTAATTGCGGTAAAATCTCTATCGCAAAATGTTTTTAGTAATACTTTACCAGTATTATCATAGTACTTTTTACCGTCCGTGAGTACTCCGTCAACATCTAAGATTAGCAACATAACGAGTATAATAGTATACATTATCAGTGCAAATGCCACTAAAGTCTAAAAGTTCTTCTCTTGGGTATTCCCATCTAGAATCTTCTGGCATTACACATATTGCGTGTTTAAAGGATTTTTTGTAAGTAGGACTTAACCAAATATCTCCTTTACTAGTTAAAACACAGTCGTCTTTATCAATAAAAAAACAATTTATATTATAAAACGAACCCTTTAAAGCTGCTAAAGCTGCGACATTTTTACAATGTACCCAGAGCTTTTTGTTTAGTAGAAATTCGAATTCTATTTTATATTGCCCGTAATCATGCCCTAGGTAAAACTCCCCTTCATTGAACCATACATCTACTTCTACATCGAACCCCTGGTCTAGACAGTATTTAACTTGATCAGGATGATTTTCTTGAGAGCTTTTGCCTTCTAGATTGCCTCTATGAGATATGTATATCATTTTCGTAGATCCAATCTTCTGCTAAAATATACTTCTGTGCTAAATTAAAGTTCTCCTTTATAGCCGGTAGTTTATTCTCATAGTATTCAGGGGTACATTTTTTTAGCTGTTCCTTTAAATCTACTAAATCGTTGAATAAAATAAATCCATCAGTGTTAAAGAATTTAGAAATAGAAGGACAACCCCAGTAAATCGGCATAGTACCGGTTACTAAGCAATCTATTAATTTTTCGGTAAACCAAAAATTTTTTTTAGTATTTTCTATAGCAAAATGGTATCTATAGTCTTTTAAGCCATCCAGTTTATAGGGTATATGAGTATAACCGTTACCGTACGTATCTATTTTATTTTCTGCCGCTACCACAACATCATGACGCATTTGATGCCCAGGTAAATATCTTTTACTTGAAGCAATAATAGAAAACATCTCTGTTTTATCGTATATTTTCTGATCTTCTTTTTTTATCCAACACCCCCCCAGAGGTACGAAAACCGCATTAGAGTGTTTCTTTAAGATCTCTTCATCATGAGTCCAAATAGCTCTATACCTAAGAGCATTATTTTCAACGTTTTGATATATATGAGAAATAAGCTCTCTTGGTTCAATTAACCAAACCCTAGAGTTATCTGGAGCTTCCTCTATACAATAATCTGTATAAATTGTATTATTATTAATCGTAGCTCTGTCCCACTGTACATGTCTTGAAAAAGATGTAGGCGGTAGAGGGTTGTTACTAAAAATACAATGACTGAATGATTTGTCTCTAAGAGATAAGGTAATCATACTCTGTACCACCCTTCTACGTGTAAATCATCAGCATTCGAAGGTCCAGACCATGGACCTGTAGGGCCAAACCAAAGCTTAGGCATAACGACTGTTTTATTAAAATTTTTATTTAGAAATGCGCCCCACCAAGCAAACGTTGAATTAGTAATAATATTATTATCGCAAAGTGTAATCATTATAAAATCGTCTATTTGAGTGCGACCTTCCATAAAGAATAGCTTTTTACCTTGTCTCTTAAATAAATGCTGATTTTCTCTACACCATTTAATGTCATCTGAGAAAACAATATAAGTGTTAACCTCTGACTTACTTTCAACGATGTCTTGCGCGGCCGACCAGTAGGTATCAGGCTGCAGAGAGTGTATATGTTGTAGATGTACATAGTCTCCTCTACGCACGCTTATTGAGCATGTCTTTCCTAGTTTTAAACTATCTTTTAATTCTTGTACTTCTTTTAAACACTCTTCCTTAAATTCGAACGTATCTCTTATGACCTGCTCAGACTTTGAGAAGTATTTGTGACTCTGTAGATAACCGTTTAGACAAATTATAGCTTTATTTTTTGGCAATATGATTGGGTTATAATCAAAGCTTGCTTCTGAAATGTAAAAGGGGTCTTTATAGATGGTTAGGAGTCTATGTAATTTGTTTTTAAAGTATTTATTATTATTCCATTCTCCAAAAAACGTTGGAAACCCGCCGTGCTCTAATGCTATACCTATAGTACTAGCAATTTGAAACATTTGATTACCAAGACCGTATTCCCCTGTCTGAACTACACTAGAATGAGTTACGTACATTTGTATTTTTTGTAAATAGTCTTAAGGTTTTTTAAAACTAATTCTAACGGGGTATCTGGTGTGTGTACAGGTATCCAGCCGTGTTGCTTCTTATAATACTCTGCGCCCTTTTTCATATTATCTGTCCATTCTTGAGTATGTGTGATAGAACTGTTTTGTATTGAACCAGGTATTTCCTCTATGAGCTTATCGCTACTCTCTATATCAGGAAACCACCAGAAAGCGGGTAGCATACCTCTCTTAATACCACGCTGACATAGCTCTACGTGTTCCCAAGCATTTTTGAAATACGTATCATGTATACCTACTGTGTCTATATATCGTTTATTAAAATAGGAAAAAGCTCCGACTGAATGCATGTTTAATGCTATTTTTATACCACCGGGATATTCTACAACATATCTAGCCTTTGCCTCTTTATAATCAGGAGTTCTATTTGCCGGTCCATGGTAACCAAAATTCAAATGCGTTATACCAGTATTTTCAGCAGCTTCAATATACTTTTTAAATATATCTGAAGATTTAATAATCATATCATTTTCTATCAAAAATATATGATTACAGCCTCTTTTAAGAAGTTCTTTTATTGCATTATTTTTAGCAACCCCTACTGTTTGATAGGGTGGAATGTTATTTATAATTTCAACAGGCTTACTGTTAACCCACGGTTGACCGTCGTTAATAACAATACACTCGTGTAAATCCTTTTTATTAACAAGCAATCCGTCTATACACTTGTTAGTATACTCAGTTCTATCACACGCGATAATTGCAGCTCCAATTTTCATGTTGTACTTGCTTTATGGTAGAGTTCGGTTACGTACTCTCTAACTTTATTCTTATTCTTAATATCCAATAAATCAATAAACTCTGTAATAGAATCTTCTATGCTTACACTAAAGCTTTTAGTACTAGCCGCTTCTTCATCGAGCTTTGCAACCGGGGCTATATCGTAATCTATAGTAAGTTCAGTAGGTTTAAAAGATACTAACTTACGCACTAACACATCAGCTACTGCAGGGTCAAGTTGCTTATCTACAATAAGCTTTACAATATTGTTAGTTATTGTATTCTTTATTTGTTCTGGTGCAAGTTTACCAGAAGCTACTTCTGAATAAATGATTTTAGTATATTTTGGGGAAATATTATTTTCGATGAATTCGTATTTAAGACTTTCTAGATCTAGTATATACAAACCCTTTGTTGTATTATAGTCTCCCCAATCTTGCTGGTAAGGTGAACCTACATATAAAATAGTACCGTTTTTATATTTTCGTTCATCTCTATGATGAAAATGACCGGATATCGTTAGCTTAGCTCTATCCGTAAAATCTGAAGCTTTGGCGCCTGCAGTACAGACCTTAAAAGCGTTCATTTTAAAACTATTAATTTCGAAATGACCCACGATTAAATCACATTCCGGTACTTCGGTAATATCCTGACCCCACGGGCAAAATGCTATTTTTTTATTCTTAAAATTAGTTACAAGAAGTTTATCAATAACTGTAATATTAGACCAACCTCTGAGAATAGATACGGAATTTACCGTAGAGTTATCTCTATAATATGCATCATGGTTACCGACCGTAATAACTATATTAAAATTACGAAAAATATCAAAAATGTCAGTAGCAACGTGTAATGTGTTAACTGCTATATCATTACGATCATGAAAGATATCTCCGGGTATAAGTATATCTTTTATACCTCTCTGCTTAAATTCATCTGCAGCCCATTTAGCGTGTTGCAAAGCAATTTTATGCCAAATCTCACTATTACGGTGTACCCCGTAATGAGGGTCTGAGAATAAACCAATTTCTGAAGTGTTAGTTTTAAACATCGTTACGTTGTGCAGGGTTGGTTGGGTCATCTACTCCTACTTGCGGGCCAATGACACTATATACTTCTTCTTGATAAGCAGCCAATGTATCTCTCATACGTTTTTCTTTTTTTATACGGGACCGCCAGCAATTAAAAGCTATAGAATTAAAATATGAAAACGGGTTAAAGCCACGATCAAATTTGTATTTTTTATCTTTAACTGCATTAAACATATTAATTAAAGAATCTCCTATCGCTTCTTCTTTAAAAGTGTAATTAATAAAATTAGGAGCATGCGCTAATCCGTATGCTATATTTTTTATCATTAAAGCGAGCTTATCAGTAATAATATCAGTTTCGTAATACAATCTAAGCTCATCCGTAAACTCTTTCGGGCTTACATAGTAAATCTTCTTAGCCTGGGCAGACGGGCTAAGTTTTTTTTCTTTTTTTACTTCGTTTTTATCGACTTGCTTCGTTGATGTTTTTTTCGGTAATTTTGATTTTTTCAAGATCATAAAAATTTTTACGCTTTTGATAGTGAGCTATTCCGTATATTAAATCATCCACTATATCTATTAGGGTCAGTACGTTTTTATTTTCATGGGTACGCAGCCCTCTACCTATTGACTGTAAAGTTTTAATTTTAGATTTACCGCCTGCGGCAAACATAATATAGTGTATGTTTTTTATTGAAATACCAGTAGAAAAGATTTTACTAATAGCTATACAAACAACATTATTATCTTTTTCCATTAACTGTTGTATTTTAATTCTATCTTCTACTTCTACGCTACCTTGTATAAAATAAACTTGTTTATCAGTTAATACGCTTAACGTGTTAAACATGTTCTGACCATGTTGAATATGATCTGCAAGTATTAAACAGTTTTGATTGAGTTTACTGACTACGTTTTTAATTACGTTATTCCGGAATGAACTGTTATGTATAAAGTCTAATTCCAGTCTATATTTTTGCATTGCAGCTACAGACGTATAGTCTGGTATATAGGTATATTGTAGCTTTATAGCTACAGCTTGAGCGTTAGCTATATATTTATCTCCTGCTATTTCTCTAAGCTCGGTCGTGGTCTTTTTATAGATAACAGGGCCGATATAATTATATATATTCCACTTATCTATTTCGCTTTCCGGAAGTGTTCCGGTAAAGCCGAATCTCCTTAAAGTGGGTATTTTGTCAATAAGTTTGTTTACTTTATTACCCTTACGTAACTTATGGCATTCATCTACTATCAACAGACCTACATCAGTAAACCAAGATATATCAGATTTTTCACTTTGCAGTATACCTAAATTTGCAATAATTACCCTGCAGTGCGGATCAAGTTCGTTATTACCAGTCCACTTAGTAACTAACTTCATAGGAAAATTATATGAAGTAAAATCCTTATAGGTCTGCTCTACTAGACCTAAATCGGGTACAATTATTAAAATCTTTTCAGTATACTCTATATGCTGTAAAGCAGCATAAACCAAATTTGATATAATAAACGTCTTACCACCACCTGTTGCGAGTTCGATTATTCCATTGCCTCTCGCAAGAGCTTGCTCAACTGCTTCTAACTGATACTCTCTAAGGGTGAATTCGCATTCAAGTTTTTTTATTGCTGTATTTGCACATATAGGTATTTTACCGAATAGCCTAACTAACTCATGATTAAAAAATAATTCGTAGGGTATATTTAAACTTTTTACATATTTTACGATCTCCGGTATTAAACCTATACCAAAATAACCAGTTGGCGTTATAGCATATATTCTTTGCGGTATAAAACGGTTGTTTCTATTAAAGCTCGCGCCGGGATTACGTACCGAAAAATGTTCTCTTATGCTACTGAACAGCTCAGTAACTAATTTAACTTCCTTTCTTTTAGGATCGTAGTTAAATTCTATTCTCATTACGTAGTTTCCAGCTTTTGCAGATCTATAAGATTTTTGCAATCCCAAGTCAATGAACTCGTTAGTTTTTCTACTTTTTCTAAGTACTCTATGATAACTTCAAGTCTCTCTATACTGTTCTGAATTTTAATAATACTTTCATCCCCGTTTATTGCTTGATCTAAAGTAGATTTAGACAAAGGTATAGGAGAATTGTTAGTTAGTCTTTTTATTTCTTTTTTCTTAATGTCATTTAATTTTCTAAGCTGTACTTTATGCATCATTAAACGACCGACCCATTTATGCTTTATAGTTGGTACAAGCATAGTTTTGTCCTTTAAGGAAAGCTCATCAACCTTAATATCTTCAGCAATTTCTTTCTGATATGTTTCAAATAAACTATCTAGTACTTGAGACTCCATAATCTAAGTATAGTATAATATATACATTAATCAACATGAAGAAGTTTAATAAAAGATACAAACAAATTATGGAAGATGGAGCAGTAGTTGGTGATATAGGTAATACAACTTCATCTGCCCTAGGACCTACTCAAGGACATTCAGCTCAAATTGGAAAGAGTGGGGATTTTTATGCCCCAGGGGATGCTCGTAATTTATTTGGGGCCGGGGTAAGTAAAAAAAAGAGAAATACTAAGTTTAAGCCGCCTGGTTTTAAAAAGGGCAAGGTAATACGTAGAACATTACCAAGTATGTAATAAATAGCCGTAAATGGCTAATGCGAGTAAGAATAAGGGTAAGTCTTGGGAGAGAGATATAGCAAAACATCTTACCGCTATATACGGTGTTAACTTTCAGAGAGTGCCTAACAGCGGGGCGTTTGTAGGCGGGTTTAATGCAAATCGTATAGCTAATTTAACCCCAGAACAGTTATTACTAGCATCTGGAGATATTATACTTCCAAGGTTTTTATCGCATATAACTATAGAAGGTAAATTTTATAAAGATTTCAATTTCGAGAGTTTGTTAATTAATAATCAGCAACTTGATGGATGGATAGAACAAGCTGCTGTTGGTGGCAAAATACCTTTTGTAGTTTTTAAGATAAACCGTAAAGGTGGGTTTGTTGTGTTTCCGTCAGCTATTAAAGACAAATTAATAGTTGAAGGTAGTCATTTAAACTACTGGGTTACGAGTAAAAAGTGCACCGCTGTAGGGTGCTATATCATAGTTAAAATGGAAGGTTTTTTCGAAAAAAACAAGGATGCAATAGTTGCTCTTAATGAAGAAAACTATAGACTATACCGTGATGCATTCTCACAAAACGGCTCTCAATCTAATAGTAGTTGATTTTAACACTACCTTAGAAGAGATTAATAAAGAGTTTAAAGAAAGACTTGATAGTTGGGGTCTTTTAATTGACACGATAAAAGAAAAAGAAAAAGAAAGACTGTTATTGTATCTGTACGTCAAATATATGACTATAGCGACAGATAATAACAAAAATACAGTTTTTTATGTAACTGATTCAAGTGGTAAAAAATATATAGATATTATTACAAAATATATACCCTTTATAATACACTACGGTAATCTCGATTTTTCTTGGATTAAACAAAATACTGGTGAGACTAAGGAGATACTTGAAGGGGTTAAAACAACCAGATTTAATTTCGATTACAGTCTGTACCCCGCTAAAAAGACTGCAACATTCTACAAAAAGTATAAAATCCAACCATATTCAAATAAAAAATCCCTGTGAGATATATTATTATATATGGTATATTAAGGCGAACGAAGTGAGCCTTAAAAATATGATACAAAGAGACTCCATATACCTTTATAAATACTCATTACTATGAGTATGGTTCTCGCCTTTCTCCCTCAGGTAATTTTAACCTTTTTATCCTAAAAAATCAACTTAGTTATTTTAAAAGAGTGGTAAGGTAGTAAATATTTGTATGGAAGACATTTATAAGAAGGTAGTATCCAAAGGTAAGTTTACCAAATTATTAAAAGAATATAATTTGAGTGGTTCCCCTACAACCGCTACAGCATCTGGAGCTAACCCGGGCACCTTACCTGTAACCCCTCAACCACAAGCATCTCAAGCTACAGGGGGCATGGATCCAAAAATTATTGCAGCTCAAAAAACAGCTAAAGACGCGCAAAAGAAAGCTGCACAGGCAGAATTAGACGCTCTTAAGAAGCAGGACCCTCTCAATAAAAAGAGAATGCAAGAACTGCAAAATATTGTTTCCGGTAAATTACAAGCAACTAAGCCAGTATAATGAAAAAATTTGATACACTAGTTAATAGGGTTTATTCCGGTATTTTATTAGAGCAGGAAGCTGGTCAACCACCAGTAGGTTTACCTCAAGGGGGCGGCCCTACCGCTCAAGTAACTCCTGCTCCAGGTCCAGCCCCAGCTCCTGCTCCAGCGGCAGAACCCCCTGCAGCACCAGAGCCTCAAGAAGCAAAGCCGCTTTCCCCTCCCGGTAGAGCGTATCTTGTAGATATGATTCGTAGAGCTTTAGAAATTGATCCTAAGTCCTTACAATCTGGGGACATAGATGTTTTTGCAGATGACGATGTAACTATCGAAAATGCAGCAGATATAGAGAAAAAGTTAGCAGAGATTATTAACCGTCTCAATCCTTCTAAAGTAGATTAACGCTTACGTTTGCTATAAAACGTATGGTTTTCGATATTTTGAGGCGTATAACCTTTGCGTAATAAGTCAGGTACCCAGTACGGAGTCTTCATTTTAGTTACATGGTAATGATCTGCTCCGTTAGTATAGTTGGTTACTGGCTGCTGTAATATTTTTATTGCTGTGCCCCATTTAGGGTGTTTTTTAGCTCTTTCTACCCCTGCCTCTACTCCAGAATTAAAACAAGAAAACTGTTTACGGGCAGTTACAACTTTGTAAAGTGCTGATATTTTATCAGTATTATATTCAGGCAATCTTTTAGCTCTATTGTGTATTACTTCGTTAACTGCCGGCATAGCTCTTGGATCTCTTTCTCCACCGGCTTCAAGTATTAAACATGCAACCACTGTTTCGAGTTTTTTCAGTCTTTCTTTATTAATTGTTGTGATCTTAGTTACTTCTGGACCGACATACCTCACCACTGCAGGTGGAGGCGGTGGTAGATCCATAGGTGCTTCAGACATAATAGTTGATATGTAATACTCTTTAAAACTACCTTGCATGCATATATTTACACCCGAATAGTAAGTAATTTTAGTGAGAGTAAAATATAAAAATAAAGTTTATAGTAGCGAGGATATTCCTTTATTTTTTTATTTTAAAAATCCAGAAGATAAAGACGAATTTATTACATTTTTGGCGACTAACTCTTTAATCAACGAATATAAGAAAGTACCCCAGGTACATGTAGTTTTAGCAGGTAACGCAATCATAAAAGATAAAAGATCAGGCGTTTACATTTCTTTTGAAGAAATTGAAGAAAAACGAGTATTACAAAAGAGCATATTTTTTAATCCTAGAGATAGCAACGCATTTTTATGTAGCCCGCCAGACATAGAAGAAAGAAGTCTGGAAATATGGCTTGAAAATAATATCGATAATTTGAAATAGTAGTTGATAACAAGCTATTTTATCATACTATTTAGTATGGGTAAATTTTATTCTACTAAAGTGATCCCGCTAGGATCATGCGCATTTCGTCAACCTTATGCAAAGAGCCATTGCAAGTTCGTGCATGGGTATAGATTGCAAGCTAAGTTTTGGTTCACAAGTAATGAACTTGATGAAAATAATTGGGTAGTTGACTTTGGTGGTTTGAAAGAGTTAAAGAAGCAACTTGAGTTTTATTTCGATCATAAGACTGTAGTATGGTCAAAGGACCCGGATATTCAGATGTTTAGAGAGTTAGAAAAGAAAGGTATGATTGAGTTGATCGAACTTGAAAAAGGAGTTGGTATTGAACGTTTTGCCGAGCTCTGTTGTGAAATGGCAGACAGCCACGTCAAAGCAATTACTAACGGCCGCTGCTGGTGTGAAAAGGTAGAAGTTTGGGAACACGAACAAAACAGTGCAATTTATCAAAAG